ACATCGTAAATTATTAGATTGGATTAAGTAGGAGTTAAGGAGATGGTACGTGTCCCTAAAAAACCCCCGGCTAAAAAGAAAACCCCACAAACTAGAGCGAAAGCGAAACCGGCTGGAAAGGTTAGCCTTTCGCAAGGGGGTGCGCCAAAGAGCAAGTCGAGAGTTAATGAGGCTGGCAACTATACTAAGCCCACAATGAGGAAGCAGCAGTTCAATCGTATCAAAGCAGGTGGCAAGGGTGGTAATCCGGGTCAGTGGTCTGCTCGTAAGGCACAGATGCTGGCTAAGGCATACAAGTCTGCGGGTGGGGGCTACAAGAGCTAATGCCACCACGTAATCATAAGGATTGGACTAAGACACCTAAAGTAGAATACATCAACTCTTTAATCTACTCTGATGAAAGTTTGTTTGAGCAAGAACAGCAGAACATCTTTTCTAAGGTGTGGGTTCCTATGTGTCACATGTCTGAAATGCGTGATGTGTTTAATTACAGAACTACACAGATTGCAGGTCAGAATGTGATTGCATGGAATAGGGGTGATAATATTTACGCTTACTTAAACCCTACAGTACATTCTCCGTCTGGTAAGAAGTACAATGATGAGGGGCTAGGCAAAGAGCTATACTGTGAAGTAAAGCATGGTGGCATGGTGTGGGTTACCCTAGACCCTAATCCAACACAGAGTGTAGATGAGTGGACAGGTGGAGCATTCGACTGTATTGCTGATGCCATTGATGCAGAAGAGATGGAAGTATTTCACTACCACAAGGCTGTAATAAATACTAACTACAAACTGTGGCACGATACTAACTCAGAGTTCTACCACGACTTCATGCATTACTTTAATCGTGTGTCAGGTTTTAATGATGAATACTTTGCTAGAAAAAATATACCATTCGATAACGGACATGTTAATGTTAGCAGCTTCACCGTTAACTACGAAGAATACGATGGTTTTGAGGATAGAGGAGAGCTTAGTTTCCCTAACTTGCCACCCAACCAGTGGTACATGGTTGACTTATTCCCCGGATATAATTTTAATCTTCGCGGCAGTGCTTATCGAAGCGACAGCGTTACACCTCTTGGGCCAAACAAGGTTCTTATTGAATTTCGCGGATACGGTCTTAAAAAAGATACACCTGAAGAACGACAGACTCGCATCAAGCATCACAACTCTATATGGGGGCCATTCGGTAGAAACCTGCACGAAGACCTAATCGGCGTAACAGGTCAGGGTACAACTATGCGTACAGGTACAGAGCCACGTAATATTTTGCATGGAAGACACGAGAATGGAACTATACATGACGAAGTAGGTATGCGTCACTATTACGCTGAGTGGAGCAAGTGGATGGGAGTAGAAGCAAGTAATCCTGCCCTAGCAGCCTAACATGATTGTTTTTGTGCTGTATGTGTACTTAGGCGCAAATATAATAGATAGAACGCAGAAGTTTGAAGACATAGATAGGTGCCTTTACTTTGCTGAGAGATTGTCCCGACAGCAATCTGTTCCAGTAGGAGATGGCAAAAGACTGACTATAACAGCAGTATGTAGACCAGAACCTAAATAGGAACCAACAAACCATGATAGCTGAGACTTTAGCAGGCATTGCACTCGTGAAGAGTGCCGTAGACGGTATCAAGGGTGCTATAGGTACAGCCAAAGATATCAGTGAAATTGCTGGGCATATAGATAATCTCTTTGAGGGCGAAAAACAAGTACAACAAAAACGTGCTAAGAAATCTGGTACTGGTCTAACAGATCAGTTTGGTATTCAGAATGTAGCACAGGAAATGATTGACGCCAAAATAGCGCAAGAGAAAATGCAAGAAATTGCTATGATGGTGAATTTACGTTTCGGGCCGGATACATGGAAGAGTATCGTAGATGAAAGAGCTAGGAGAATACAAGAAGCCAAAGAAAGGGCAGCAAAAGCTAGAAGAGAAGCCCAGCTTGCACATCAAGAGATGATGGATAATGTAAAGATGACAGGGTTAGTTAGTGCAGTAATTGGTGCAGCATTAGGTTTAGTATTCCTAGCCTTTGTATTTTTACCTAAATAATACTTGACAAAGCAAAATAGAAGTGGTATAACTTATCTATGTCTACACGCAGACCTTCACAAAAAAGTTTATCTAACTGGACTAATCAGGACTGGAGAACTAAGAGTGGCAAACCCTCCAAACAAACAGGGGAGCGTTATCTTCCGGCATCAGCGATTAAAGCCCTATCGCCTTCGGAATACGCCGCCACCACTGCTGCTAAAAGAGCAGGAACTCGTGCTGGTAAGCAATTCGTCAAGCAGCCTAAAAGTATATCAAAGAAAACCGCCAAGTACAGGAGAGGGTAATGCTTAAAGCTATACATAGGGATTACAGAAAAGTAAGTTTGTTTAAAACACCTGCCCAAAAAAATATTGAAAAAAATACAAAGCGCACAACAAAACTTAAAAAAGCACAAAAAGTAAAACCTGTACAAAAGGGAATTGAAGAAACAGAATTATTTAGTGAAAAAGGCACGGGTAAATTTGAATTTAGGGGCATACCGGGAGATGAAAAAGGAACCTCTCAGGGACCAAATTATAAAGAAAAACAAAGAAAACAGAAAAAAATAGGAATATAGAAATGCTTAACTTACTCATAGGACCAATCGCAGAGATTGCTGGCACATGGATGTCAGGTAAGGTTGAGCAGACTAAAGCTAATGCACAGACTAAGGTAGCTAAAGCACAAGCTGAAGCTGTAGTAATGCAGAAAAAAGCTACTGGTGAAATCGACTGGGACTTGGAGATGGCTAAAGGATCAGCTAACTCGTGGAAAGACGAGTGGCTGACTATTCTATTTAGTATACCGCTTATTCTAGCATTTGTGCCGGGTATGGAAGATGTAGTTGCAAATGGATTCGCAAGACTCAACGAAATGCCTGATTGGTATCAGTATAGTCTTGGTGTTATTGTGGCTGCGAGTTTTGGTGTACGCAGTGCCACTAAATTCTTTGGTAAAAGGTAGCCCCAGTCCTGACGTGGAAGTAATGAGACCTAAAGGAAAACTATGGCAGCGGAAAAAATACTTGAATGGAAAATACTACCCAGATTTATGATGCTCGTAATGACGCTAATGAGTTGGCGTGTAGTCGAATGGTTCATGTCCTTACCCGATCCCAGTGCAGCACAGGCTGGTTTAGTATCTGTTGTAACAGGAGCAATGACAGGAGCATTCGCCGTGTGGATGAACCACGAAGGCAAACATCCGGGTCAGTCTAATCACAGAATTTCTGAGTCACGAAAGTGAAAAGCCCCTGTAAGGGAATATGCGTACTAGATAAAGAACGTATTAGGTGTATTGGTTGCGGTAGAACCATAGAACAAATTACCAATTGGGGCAAATGTAAAATGAAATATCGTAGAGAAGACTTTATTGAGAAACTCATTAAAAGTGAAGGTCTAGTACTTAATGTATATGAAGACACACTAGGCATTGATACGATTGGTATCGGACGTAATCTAGAAGACCGTGGCATTAGCCAACAGGAATTGGACGATTTAGACATTCCTACTATTGACCATGTATATGAATATGGTATTACAGAAGCTGATGCAGTCTATCTAGCAACGAATGACGTACAGATTGTCGAGGATGAACTGGTTCGTGCGCACCCTTGCGTAGACAGATTAGACAGTGTACGTCAACTTATCTTGATGGACATGGCTTTTAATATGGGTGTACCACGTCTGTGCAAGTTTGTTAAGATGTGGAATGCTGTACATGAAGAAGATTATCCTACCGCCGCAAAAGAAATGTTGGACAGCAGGTGGGCAAAACAAGTAAAATCAAGAAGTACAAAATTAGCAAACGCTATGCACAACGGTGAATTTTAATATGACACGACAACTTACAGATAAACAACAGACACTACTCAACGTACTCTTTGAAGAAGCTGGCGGTGATTTGGTGCAAGCAAAGAAACTGGCAGGATATGCTGACACTTCTAGTACTTCAGAAATTGTTAAAGGTCTTAAAGAAGAGATACTTGAGGCTACTCAAATGTACATGGCACGTAATGCGCCGAAGGCTGCGATGGCGATGGTAGGTGGGTTGCATGATCCAACTGAACTAGGTATACGTGATAAGATGGCTGCAGCTAAAGAACTGCTTGACCGCACGGGTTTGGTTAAGACTGAGAAGATGCATGTAGAAGCATCAGGCGGTGTCATGCTTATGCCACCTAAAGCTGTAGTGGAAGACGATGACTAGAAGCATAGGCAAGTGGAAACTACCGCAGCCAACAGATATTAAAGAACAGAACGAGTGGGTAGCTATACCACGTATTGCACGTACAGTACCATTCGGATACAAACAGGATGAAGCAGACCCCGACCTACTACAACCTATACAGATTGAATTAGATTTACTTGAGAAGGCACGTAGCCATGTAAATCAATACAGTTATCGTGAAGTAGCTAACTGGCTAAGTACACAGACAGGACGTTACATATCACATGTAGGGTTAAGGAAAAGGTTAGCAAATGAGCGAAGACGTAAGAACCAAGCTACAAGCATCCGCAAGTGGGCAGAATATGCGGAAAAGGCAATCGCCAAAGCGAAAGTCCTTGAAGAAGAAAGAACAGGCTCCAGAGCCAACAGTTGAAATAAAACCTGTAGAGTATGAAACACAGGCTATTGAAGAAACACAGAACGTACTCTTTAAACCTAATCCCGGCCCACAGACAGATTTCTTGGCAGCGGCAGAACGAGAGGTGTTATTTGGTGGAAGTGCTGGCGGGGGTAAGTCCTATGCTATGCTCTCTGATCCATTACGTTACATGGGGCATCCCGCATTTAGTGGCTTGCTTTTACGACACACGACAGAAGAGCTAAGAGAGCTTGTATTTAAGTCGCAGGAGTTGTACCCAAAAATCTGGCCCGGTATTAAGTGGTCAGAAAGAAAAATGCAGTGGACTGCACCATCTGGCGCAAGGTTGTGGATGTCTTATCTTGACAGAGATGATGATGTCTTGCGTTATCAGGGTCTAGCGTTTAGCTGGATAGGTTTTGACGAACTAACACAATGGGCCACACCATATGCATGGAACTACATGCGAAGTCGTCTTAGGTCCACTGCACCTGACTTGCCAATTTATATGAGGGCTACGACCAACCCCGGCGGTAGAGGTCATCATTGGGTTAAGAAAATGTTTATTGACCCTGCGCCTTATAACAGAGCCTACGATGCAACCGATATTGAAACAGGAGAAGTTCTTAAATACCCAGCAGGACACGCAAAGGCTGGAAGACCTTTATACAAAAGAAGATTTATACCCGCAAGACTTTCTGATAATCCATACCTTGCGGAGTCAGGTGACTACGAAGCAATGCTACTCTCAATGCCAGAGCAGCAACGAAGACAACTCCTTGACGGAGACTGGGATATTAAAGAAGGTGCGGCTTTTACAGAGTTTGATCGTAACCTTCATGTTGTTGAACCTTTCGATATTCCTCATAACTGGGTTAAGTTTAGGGCTTGCGATTACGGTTACGGCAGCAAGTCTGGCGTTGTCTGGTTTGCTGTTGCACCTAATGAACAACTTATTGTATATCGAGAACTCTACGTATCTAAAGTCCTTGCCACAGATTTGGCAGATATGATCCTTGAATTAGAAGCTGGTGACGGAACTATTAAGTACGGTGTTTTGGATAGCTCTCTGTGGCATAAACGTGGTGATACTGGCCCTTCTCTTGCAGAGCAAATGGTAAGTAAAGGGTGTCGTTGGAGACCATCAGATAGAAGCAGAGGCAGTCGCGTAGCCGGTAAAAACGAAATACACAGACGCTTACAGATAGATGAATTTACAGAGGAACCTAGACTTGTTTTCTTTAATAACTGCACAAACATCGTTGCCCAGCTACCGTCCATTCCTCTTGACAAGAAAAATCCAGAGGATATTGACACACATTCGGAAGATCACTTGTACGATGCGTTAAGGTATGGTATAATGTCTAGGCCAAAGTTTAGTGTGTTTGACTATGACCCTATGGGTAGACCCGGCGGCGGCATGAGAGTAGCAGACGCAACCTTTGGATACTGAGGAAAAGCAATATGAATGAAGATGAAATGATGATTGAAGATGATGCTATCGCACTAGAAGACAGTGACGATACATCTGTTTCTGACGTAGACGTAAGCAAGATTATACCATTTATTATGGAACGCTATAAGCGATCCGAAGATTATAGGTATCAGGACGAAGATCGTTGGCTAAAAGCCTACCGCAATTATCGTGGTTTGTA